AATCGTTGGGTATCTGTTACGTATATTAATTCTCCTGCCGCCAACGGCTGCGTCATTGCTGATCGTTCTGCGTCAGTGCCTCTGCGAATTTGTAAGGGCATATTTTAACTCCTGGAATTTTCCTGTATAGTATATTTATGCCGCCCTGTTCAGAACCTATAGTCAAAAAAATAGGACTCCGAAGAGCCCTATTAACTACTACTATTATGATTTAGTTTTTTTGCAATCTTTCAATCTCATCAGCAGCTTCATCTAATAGATCCGCAATACGGTCAGGCTTTCCTTCTGTGGCTGCTAGTCTGCCGGGAATTTGTCTACGGATCTCTGCCCGCTTACGTAGCCGGAACAGCAAGCTCTGTTCTGCAACAGGCAAATTGCTTTCGTCTTTCATGTCATCTCCAATTGTTTACGCACCCATGCCAACCGAGTCTGTTCATCCATCTCAGTATATTGTACTATGTTTTCACGGATCTTGTCAATCAATCCATAATACTCTTCGTCGATGTTGTGCTTGATGTCCTTTTTCAAATCTACCAACTTGTCTGTACGGGGGTTTCTCGCAACCCACTTTGATGTCAAGTAGTAAGGGCTTTTGATTTTGAATGCAGTACCATCCTCAGTGTAGGCAACATAACCCTCATAACGACAATCCTTGACCATCTGCTTCAGCTGAGCCACAGTTACTGTGCAGCAATCTGGCACATAGCAGTTGAGCCGTTTGGCCAAATCTTGCAATACAACTGGGTTGTGCCCCACTTGACTTCCCCATACTTTTTCGCGATAGCCCAGCAGGTACATACCAGATTGTTCAGGAACAATATGTGGATCACTTGGATGAACACACTCAAACATAGCAGTTAAATCACGGCAGAAATTAGTACCCAAAATTTTCAACCAGTCGGCCAACGGTGCATGAGTTATCATCATTTCTTTAGCATAGTCAACAAATTCACTGTTGGTGCTACCGGTAGTACTTACCAACAGTTCACCATTATGCACAGTGACTGCTGCCATGAAACCGTTTACCTTGCGATGTGCAGTAATTTGAGTGTTGTCTGCCAACACCGGAGCATCCGCCTCAACGCCGTAGTTGTAGATTTTCCGAAAAGGGTACGACACCAAATTGAAGTCGGCATCCACAATGGTTCCCCGGCATTCCTCGAGAAACTTGTTCCACAAATTGTTGTAAAATACTTTCTTCTTGTATTTGAGTACAAACATGTTGTTGCCACACTCTTTCATGTTAACCAATCCGGAGGTAGCTACATACTGTTTCAATTCATCTTTAAACATACCAGATTTCCTTAAATCCTTCTTCTTCAGTTGGCTCATCAAAATTTTCAATCATATTGGTCATTACTGTCATTGGGATAAGTTTCCCGGGGCGACTGGCCAAACGTTGTTCTAATACTTCACGTGGTGGTGTACGAAACACCACTGCAATATGATCGTAATTGGGCAACATGTTAAATTTCTTCTTACGGCTGGCAACTGTGGTTGAAGTTTGATCCCAGATCACATCCACTCCGTTTGCTTGACATGTCTTTGCTTGGTTCGCCATCAGCCCCACCGCTATGGGCATATAATCCTTGAACACTTCGTTGTAGGTCTTGCCTTCTTTGCGGGCATGTGCTTCAACAAAATTGTCAGTAGACACAATTGATACACCCAGGGCCCATGTTTGGTTCTTGATCCAAGTGCTTTTTCCAGACCCGGGCACTCCGATCAGTTGATAACATTTAGACATGATGACCTTTCACTTCATTTTCTTTAACTCGGCTGATGGCATCTTCCATAGAGATCACAATCTCACCAGTGGAGTCCATTCCCACATCCATTGCTCTGTAGCGTTCAAGTCCACTCACTCCGCCATGAAGATGGCCATGAAAATGAAGAGCACCTCTATGCATTCGATTCCATTCTGATATGGGATAATGAAACATCACAATTGGGTGACCATCATAGTCAATATCCAAATATTTGTGAATTTCTTTAAAACAATTGCGGAAAGTGCTGTCTTTTACTGGTTTGAAATCATGGTTACCTTCAATTAGAATCTTGGTACCATTGCAACGCATCATGTACTCTGCTGCTTTAGGTGCTGGCAAGAATGCAACATCGCCCAGGAGATATACCAAATCCTCCGGCTCAACTCTGCGGTTCCATTCCGTGACCATGGCTTCATTCATGTAGTTGACATCATTGCGGAATCTTGCCCGTGTTTCCGGACAAAAGTTCATGATATTTTTATGCCCCCAATGAAAATCCGACCCAATCCATGTTTTCATAATTATTCCTCAAAACTAAATTCACGCACCCAGGTAAATCTAGTGCTTGCGGGAATCCATTTAAAATGTTCTTTCTTGCGCTCGATCTTTTCAAAATCAGTACAGATCATGATCCAACCACGCTCAGCAGAGAAGCCAACAGTGTCTGCAACACGGACAATCTCAACTATCCGATCTTCCATTTTTGCAATAGTAGTCATCATACACGCTCCTTCTTTCTGTTTATGTGTTAATTATACAGCCAAACGAAAGCCCTGTCAACCAAAGCTGAACACTAGTGGTTGTAATTTTACAACTCTTTCATTACCAATTTTCTTCTCCGCTGATTTCAACGGCAAATCGACCACTTACATCGTTTACTTTGTGAGCAAAGTACATGGTAGTGACACTACCGATGCCACTAATACTGTCCTGTTCAAGTTCAAACCTATCTACGTCTTCAAACTTTTCCAAAGTATCAGCAATCTTTTTAATATCTTCTCGATTCAAGTACATTAGGTATCTCCTTGTTGTTGTCTGTGCTCTCGACGAGCGTATGCCAGTGTAAAAACTTTTTCGTTATCGTTAGCCCAATCTTCTTTAACAGGAACCCCATTAACAGTGTGTGACTCTTGCTCATCATACAGCCAACCTAGCACTCGCATCATCTTGTGCTTGACCAACAGATTGGGCGCTCGAAATGATTCGGCATCTTGAAAGCCCATCATAACCCCAACTTCAGCCACAGCGCCTGAACGGCAAATACCGGCATGACAATGAACAATCACATCCATCCTGTTTTCAAATGCATGTTGTAGTAAAGCCACAAGTTTCTCGGCATCTGCATCTTTAATGGCATGTTCACTCATGTCAGTCCATGTGCCGTCACCGTTGTTGGTAAGACCGTCGTTTTCAACATCAAGAAATTTGAACTGATGAGTTTCTTTGAACTGGTGACTAGCAATAGGAAACTCCATGTCAGGATCTGAAATTTGAATCAGCATTGAATTTTCGCCCACACGAATATGTCGTCCTTTGGGAATATCACTTAGTGCTACGTTTTGAATCCACATGTTATTGACTCCGTCTTTTCATCCATGTATAAGGTACACCATCTGGACATACACCGTTTTCGATGCTGTCTACTCCAAACTTGCCCACAATTTCAAATTGCGAATCCAAGTCAGTAATGGTCGCAAATTCATTCAGAAACTTTGCATACTGCATAGCTTCATCCAGTGTGGTAAATTCTAAATCTTTTACTTTATACATGTTTTCTTACAATCTGTAAGTCACACGTCCTTTTGTGAGATCATATGCACTTACTTCAACCTTTACTCGATCACCTTGAATAATTTTAATCTGATGCTGTTTTAATCTGCCACTAGTACAGCAGACAATAATATTGTTCATATCATCAATGTTTACACGGTACATACTACCAGGTAGTACTTCTTCAATACTACCAGTTAATTCAATTAGTTCTTCTCTTGCTATAATTTATTGATATTCGATGTCTGCTGCTAAAATAAATCTATAATCGTTACTCTGTACAATACCGGGCCTGTGCCAAGTATCACTAGGATAGATTATCCAGTGTCCGTCATTTGGACGAACAAAGAATTTACCATCTTCGTTAACACCATTAGGTGCTATCTCTGTTCCACAATAGTCTCTATCCTGCACATTCTCAGGAATATGCAAATAAAAGATTCCGCTTAACATTTTAGCGTTGGGATTCTGTGGATGCCAATGATTATGCCATAGATTTTCACGATTTTCGGCACCCTGGAGATTGGTCATAAAACTCCAAGCCATCATGTTGGCTACTTTAGCTTCACGTCCTAAGTACATAAACACAGAGAAAAGAAAGCTCATACGGTATTTTAACCATACTGCTTCCTGTCGTGCAAATATATTTTCTTTAGTTTGAAATTTTGGGCTGTTGGTAAAATAGTTTCCATCCGCAACAATATGTTTTACAATACCGCAGGCTTCTTGATTGTCCTGTTTAGTTATTGTAGAACTAAAATCATATTTGCGTACTAGAGTGTTTTGATCAATTACTGTTAGCATAAAAAGAACTCCTGCGTAAGTTTACAACTCATTGGCAGGAGCCGTGTTAATGGAGCGGGATAGGAGAATCGAACTCCTGACATTAGATTGGAAATCTAAGGTAATGCCATTTTACGAATCCCGCATAGATCTATTTACTTCTTTAACTGGTAGCGGGACCTGGAATCGAACCAAGATCTGGAGCTTATGAGACTCCTGAATTACCGTTACTCTATCCCGCGATAATTAGTGTCCGGCTACTCACACCACATGAGCCCCGGACTGAGCGTTTACTCTGCCCACATTCTTTTCCATTTAGACGGGCAATGTCCCCGCCTTTGTGATTTCTCAAGTCGCCCTTAAATAGAGCCTTGCGGTAGATCCAATGCACCGTGCTGTTCTCGCTTACAGCAATCGCGCACTTTA